ATATGTAATATTTGAAATGAGTGCCTACACCTAAAAATTTTGTACCAGCTAAAGAGATCCAATTATGTAAAGCTCTAGCCGTTCCTTGATATACAGTATTTAAAAGTTTTGACCAGCCGCCAAACTTTTCTGGGTGTCCCATACGGAAGCGCACAAGGTTGCAGTCAAACCAACCGCCTTCATTATCGTATGCAGTCCCCTCTCTATTTATTCCAGGCTTAAACTGTGCCTTTTGTAACGCCATCTATACCTCATGCCAATCTTTACCTTGAAACAACAAAGACTCTGCTTTTCTTCTCCTGACTAAGCCTTTTAAAACCTCGCCCCCTGCTTTGTTCCATCTTTGCATTTCAAAAGAAACATCATTTAGTCTACCTTGATTCAAAACGGTCAACATAGTTGAGTTTCTTAAATTGTTTGGTCCTAAATTATAAGTCCAACAGACTAAAGCATCAAATTGATGTTGCTCAAGCGGATGCGTCACATATTTTTTGACGTATTCTTCATACTCAGGCATTTCTTCTTGTAACATGACTTCGGCTTCTTCTTGTGTAATTTTTAATCCCTCTTGAACGTCTTTCGTATGACCGTAACCTATGGTCCAGACGCCAACGCTATCCTGATAAGCTTGTAATTCACAACCTTCAAATTTTTTTAATAAGGCAATACCTTCTTTAGATATGTTCATTTTTTCTCCTAATTAGTTGTTACGGTTCTGTAGTAGACGACAACTTCTTTCAATTCTTTTATGTATCTCTTTAGTTCTTGCATGTTGTAAGACATAAGTTCGTAATCAGGAACAGACATAGCAACAAAAACTAATCTACCTTCTTCTTTCTTTACTCTTTCCAAAAATACATCAATATTTTTATCAGAAACGACATACCAATAAGGAGCTTTTAAACTTAGTTCTCTAGGTAGAATTGGTTGTGCAATCTGTCTTTCAACTGGCTTTGCTACTACGTCTACCTTTTTAGGGATTAGACTGCAACTGTAAGCCATCATCAAGACTGTCAATATTACGACTGTCTTGTTCAATACTTTCAAATACTTCTTTTGTACCATTATTTACTCTCGTTTCTATCAAGCCAGGCTTAGCTGCAGCTAGTTTGCTTAGATTATGCCGTTTGAATATGTCTAAATATCTAGACATTTCAAGCTCAATCTCTTGATTTTTGTTTTGTAAATTAAGCAGGCCTTGAGTTTGTAAGGCAAAGTCTTTTTGTAGTGTTTGTATTGTTGCTTTTTGTTCTTGATCTCGTAAATCAAAAGCCTGATTCAAAGCAGAGAGTTTCTGGTTTTGGTAGTACAAAAACCCAGATAAGGAAAACAAAACCGCAATAACGCCTAAAAATACTTTTGCCATAACAAATTATAATAAATTTTAACCTGAACTCTGCCTTATTACTATTGTTGATGCACTCCCGCCGTTTACCTTGACCTCGTTGACAACGCCATTTTGTTCTAAAACAACGGTGTAACTATTACCGCTGTCTATATTAATTGCTGCGTTTGACCCAACTGCTCTAGTCATTTTGATCTTCTCACCTGTAACAATAGTTGTAATCTGCGTTTTAGTGTCCTGGCCAACGCTTGTACCTTTTATGGTTGTTGTTGTCGCCTCTTGAGCAAGCCTATCTTCATCTTGTATTTTATCAAGCTCACTAATAATATCTAAAAGGTCCTCCAGAAAATTTACGTTCAAGGCGTCGTAGTCCAACTCGGTAAACTCTAAACCCTCTTCTCCTAATCTTTCCTCTGCAAGGTAATCAATATCAAGCTCATTAAAATCTAATATAGGATCAACCGAATCAGATGATTGTTGTTCTTCACTAGTTTCTTCAGACTTTTTTGGCGGGGAAACAATAAGCATGTTGTCAATAAAATCCAAAGATAAATCTAATATAACAGGGTCAGAAGGCAAACTTTCAAGTGTGGTGGTCGTTGTGGCCTGGAACGCTTGATTTAATAAGACTGTTCCCATATTTGTCGTTATTGATATTTCGCCTGAAGGGGCGCCGTCTTGATCGGGCAAAAGAATAAACAAAGATTCTGAAGTATCAGGATTAACAGTCACACTAAAATCTGTCCCTCTAATACCTACGGTTGCAGAGTTAGTTCGTAGCACCATGTTTTCTTTAGGGACTTTGCCAGTAAGTCCTGTAGTAAAGCGTGCTGTACCTTTTAAAAAGTTTACGGCTAGTTTTGATTTAGATGGATCCGGATCAAAAACAAACTCGTCAATAATTACTTGTGAATGTTCGGTAATTTTTATTGTGGTGTCATCAACAAACTTTATACCCATACGACCAGCTTCTGTTTGAGCTTTGTCGTAAGATTGAATTACAAAGTCTTTCGTAGCCGCAAAAGACTCATCTCGTTCTATTTGTGCAAAACCTGTAACTTCGTTGACCGAACCTACATCAACAACTTGTTGCGGTTCCTTGGTCGTTTTGGATAATGCAGAAAGATCCATTTGAGCCTGTACTAATGACCCTGAGCCAATCATTATCCAAAGTAGAAGCCTGCGTAACATTTAAAGTTCTTGAGCCGCCTGTATGATCTAAATAAAAGTAACCGCCTTGATAGCCATCGCCGTTGTAGTTTATCGTATTATCTGATCCGTCGATATCCATATAATTTGTCGCAAGATCAACATCAATATCAGAATCTATCGTGTTGTTAGAACCGTTGATAATCCAATCTAAATCTAAAGTTGATGCCATAGCTGCGGTTGCTTGATCTAAAGACATATCGTTTGATGATCCCGTTACTTGTATGTTGACGTTGCTTGAATCAGCTCCGTAAGTGTTGTTTGGATCTGTTTGTATGTCAAAAATATTAGAATCGCCGCTAAACTCAAAAAAACCGGTATATGAGTCTGCATAAATATCACCTTTGAATAAGTTGCTTGAACCTATTTGATTAATATCCAGGGTCATAGTTACCCCATCAAGATCGAGGGCGGTCATGCTTCCTGCGGTAGCTGTTGCCCCTCCGACCAAGTTTCCTGATCCTAGCTGCTCTACATCTATATTTATAGTGTTACCAACTTGATCTATAGATACTTCGTTATCTGCTGCAAACGCAATACCAAAGAAAAAAATTAAAAAATATTTAATCATCTTTGTAACTCCAATAGCCTTTTATTATACCCTTTTCAACGTTTTTTAATACTGCCATTTCGACAGCAGACTGCAAAGCTATAGTAATTGACTCGTTTTCAACATTCCCGTTTTCGATTTCTATAAGTTCTGTATTGTTTCTAACAAACCTAAATATGTCTTCGTTGATACCAACACTCAATATGCTTTTGGTTGTTGTCACTTCAGTAAGTATTCTGCCTGTTAAAACAGAGATAAATCGTAGGCTAACCGTAACCGTATCTTGTCTGTATTGTCTGCTCATGCCGATACCCAAGATCCTGCCGCCAGTCCCTCCTGTCCTGATGTTACTTTCGTAACTTACTACGGCTCCTTCTATAATTAAGCCTGCAAACATTAACGCTTTTAACTTTTGCGGTTCGTCAAAACTTTCTCTGGTAGACCGTATCAGTTGTCTTTCTTTGCTGAGATTATCTAGACCTATCCTCTCAACAACTTCAAAAAAATTACCCCTAGCCGTATTCTTCAGGGCTTGTATTAGAAGCGTATAAGGAGCTTGCGTGACGGCTGTACTGAATGTAGCAAAGTTACTGTTGCTGCGACGTTGACCTGTTTGGTCTAAAAAAGAGTTTGGATATACAGCGACTACAGGTTTTACTTTGGGCTCTCTAAGTTCCCAAAGCTCTGTATTAATTACGGTTGCAACCTCTGCTAGTCTGGTTACTTTAAAGTTTTCTAATGAATATTCGGATTCTAATAAAACGCAACTAGAAAGTGAAACTATTAAGAGGAAAAGTAATAGTGGTAGTTTCGCCGTATTCATCTGTAACTATAAGTGTAATGTATTCATCATCAACCTTATATTCTATAGTGTTTCCTTCTAGTTCTATCGAACCTGAAGTCTGGGCATTTTCACCAAAAAGACTATCAACTAGCTGCGAACTAAGCCTAGCGTAAACTCTAGATTCTAAATTCCTAATAAATCTAGCAAGCGTAGTATTGTTGGCATCTCTTTCTGCTTCATCTAATAATGTTTGTTTTTTATCTTCAAGGGCCTGTTTTCTAGAGAACTGTTGATTTTCTATAGTAAGAAAATGTTGTGAGGTATTTATACCTGAAAAGCTTGGTGACTTAAATTTAAACACCATCTCATCTGAAACTAAAAAATTAGAAAATAATACTAAAAACAAACTTAATAATATAAAGAATATTACAGTTCTAAGTTGTCTTTTCTTGTGTTCCTTCCAACTTTTCATTTGGGTCCTTTAGTTTATGTTCTTCTTTCAATTCCAAAACAGTATTGACCTTTTGCTGTAATCGTATCATATCTTGATCCAAAAGGCGCAGTTGATCTGTCAAGCGTATTATTGTAGATTTCATTTCTTGTACCGCTGGATCTATTGTTTTGGTTATTGTTTGCCAAACGTAGAAAACAAAATAGCCAAGACCAACAACCATAACAACTGGAAAGCCAAAGTCTGCAACTATTTGTACTATATCCATCAGTCTCTTCTTGCATCTATTTTCCCATCCTCTACAAAATTTTCAGCTCTAGCTATACGGTTGAGATCAGGGCTTAAATCCAAAGCTGAAGAAACGCTCGTGTCTATACGAATCATGTCGTTGTTCATAATAGACGCTCTAGTAATCAACATTTTAGTTATGCCTTGTATAGTTTTTATTTCGGATACCAGCCCGTCCATTAGCTGTTTCATAACCAAAAAAATAAAGTAAGCCATCACTAAGGCTCCGGCGATAGGCAC